TACACCCTGCGGAGATATAATCCGCAGAAGAAAAAGAAAGGTTATGTTACACGCAACTACACCGATACCGTTGTGAAGCTGAATGTTCAGCCTATGTCCGCACAGGTCGAGGTCACGGCAGAAGGAAAGAGATGCCCCAAACGCATCAAGGCGTTCGGCACATTCCCCATCCGCACAGTTGATACGACCAAGGGCATTAACGCTGACCGTTTGTTTTATCAGGGTGCTTGGTACGAGTGTGTGCAGAGCCAGATGTGGGAGCACACGCCACTGTTCCACTACGAATCGGAGTTCACCCTCGTAACAGAGGCGATCCCCGAATCCGACAAGAAGCCGCCTTCATCGACCGACAGCGAACCCGCAGAAGACGGAGGCAATGAATGAGAATAGACGAACTTCGTGACGTTCTGTTCGAATTTATCCAAGGATATTTTGCCGGAGCAGATGTAGCGTGGGGACCACGCCAAAACGCAACCAAGCCCATAAACCCGTTTTTAAGCCTCACAATGGGCAAGGTTCACAGAAGCCAACATTCACTCCTCGAAATCACAAACGAGGCATCACGAAGCCTTATTCCTTGCACAGTGATACTCTCGACCGAACTCTTTACCCACGGTAGAGAGGTTGTTGACGAAGAGGGTGATTCGTACTTTGAGGACACGGCAGAGGCAGATATGATGGACTTCGTAAACTTTATGACATCGGATTATGCCGACGATCATTACGAACGTCTGAACATAAATGTCCGTCCTGAAGGTGATATTCTGCCGACATCCGCAGTCCGAGATCAAGACTATGAGTATCGGGCAAAGCAAGAATTTCTCGTTTCCTTTATGGGAGAGGCAGAGGGTTACGCTGGCATCAGCAGACCTAATTGGAAACAGACCGCAAGCGGAGGCGGTACGGAAGAGCTTGCAAATCTTCAGATTAACGATGTCGATCCCTTAACGCTCGACATCGAACAAACACAGGAGGAATAACCTATGGCTTTAATCGACACTCTCGTAAAGATGGACATTTCGATCAGCACAGCCGCTGCTGATTCGGAGAGCTTCGACAATATGCTCATCGTTGGTCCTGCTCCTGCCGCTGGCGGTGCCACGACTCCCCCCGATGTAGGTGTTTATACCGAAATCGGTGAGCTGACTTCCGCTGGATGGGGCAAGACGGATCCCGTATATATCGGAGCCTCTATCGCATTTGCGAACAATCCTTCGGCTCCTCTTTACATTGCGGTCATCAAGCTCGACGAGAATGCTACCGATGCACTCGACAGAGCTATCGAGACGCCCGGCTGGTATGGCATCGCTCCTTGCGGTGTTTCTACCGATGAGCTTGCCGACATCGCTCTTTGGGCTGATGCGAACACTAAGTTCCTCGGCTTCACTGTAACCGATGGAGAGAACCCCGTTGGTACGTCCTACGCTCGTGCGTATGGATTTAGCACCAAGAGTTCGCAGACCTATCCCAACAACATTTACACCCACGTTGCTATGATGGCAACCGGTTTGAGCTACGAGGCTGGCTCTGAGACTTGGGCGTACAAGACGCTCAACGGTATCGAGCCTGAGCCTTACACCCAGACCGAGATCGCTGCCCTCAAAGCAGAAAACCTCAACTGCTACGTTCACTGTGCTGGCAAGAACATCACGCTGGACGGCAGAACGGTATCCGGCGAGTGGATCGACGTTATCCGCTTCCGTGATTGGCTCCAGAATGATATGCAGAAGGGTATCTACAACCTGTTCATTATGAACCCGAAGGTTCCCTTTACCTCGAAAGGTATCACGCTCATTCAGAACCAGATGATCGCCTCGTTGAAAAAGGGACAGACGAAGGGCGGCATTGCCGAGACCGAGTACGACGCTGACGGAAACGAAATCGTCGGATTCACCACTTCTGTTCCTACCGCTGCAAGCGTCAGCGACGCTGATAAGGCAGCAAGAACGCTGAAGGGCTGTAAGTTTACCGCAAGACTTGCTGGAGCAATCCATCTCGTCGAGGTAAACGGAACCCTCGTATCTTAACGGAGGTATAACAAATGGCAGCAGGAACTGTAAAAACCTATAACAGCCGACAGGTCATCATTACCTTCGGCACTCACGCCGTTTCCGGTCTCGCTGACGACTCTTTCGTAACCATCGAAGAGAAGGGCGAGGGCGTTCTCTCCAAAACCGGCTGTGACGGTGAGATCGCAAGAGCGGTCGATCCCAACAAGCAGTACACGGTGAAGCTCGCACTCTTGCAGATGTCCGACACCGCAAAGTGGCTTCGCTCTATGTACAAGAAGGACAAAACCACAGGTGACGGTTTGTTTCCCATTCTCGTAAAAGACCTCAGAGGCGGCGTTGTTTTCTCTACCGACAATGCGTGGGTACAGAAGCAGCCCTCTTGGGTAAGAGGTAAGGACACGAACAATCAGGAGTGGTCCATCGAAACCGGTGAAGGCGAATTCACCGAATAAAAAATAAAAGTATTTGCGTCAAGGAGGTATTAAACGATGCAAGAGTCTAAGATGTTTACGCCGAGAGATGTAACAGTCTCCGGTACACAGTTTCACATTTTCCCGTTCGGAGCGTTCAAGGCTGCCAACCTGAGTGGTGAGCTTGCACAGCTCGCCATTCCGCTCATTGCAGGCATTTCGGCTCTCCCCACGGGAGAAGGAGAAGATCCGCTTGACGCAGATTTGGAAAAGATTGCCCCTGCACTGTCGGGGGCTTTCGATTCCTTGTCTGGCGATAAGGTAGAAAACCTGTTGAGAAAGCTCGTTCTCAACAAGAACGTCTCCGTAGATTACGAAGACGAAACCGTATATCTCACGGAGGAGCTTATGAATGAGATCTTCTGTTGCGATATTATGGGTATCTATATGCTCGCTTTTGAGGTCATCAAGACGAACTACGGCGGTTTTTTCAAGAAGCTCGGAAACCTATCTGGCTCTGTAACCGAGAAAGTATCGACCTTGACGAAAGCGGCGGGATTGAGAAATACGGAAACCTCGACCTGACCGCTTTTTCCGAACTTGAACTCAGAATGTACACGTTAATCAAGGCACAGCTCGCATCGAAAATGGAACTCGAAGCGTGGTACACGCTTGATGAGGCATTGAAACTGTATGCTTTGTACAAGAGAGACGTGGATATTGAGAGGCTTCAAGCGGAAGACTTGAAAAGCGAGGTGAGTAAGCGATGACAATAAGGGACATTGCTATTGCATTTGGCTACGAGGTCAACAAAGGCACCGAAGCAAGTGTAAAGAAAAGCATTAACTCCCTTAAAAGTTTTGCAACGAAAGCCCTCGGTGCTATCGGCGTCGGTGTTTCTCTTACTCAACTGAACGCTATTGTTGAGGAGTTCCAAGAGGTAAATCAGCAGATCAAGTATGCTACCAACAACATTGCAAATCAGGAAGAATTGCAACGTGCAGTTGGAGATGCGGCAAACGCAACGAGGCAGACCTACGCTGCTATGGCTACGACAGTAACCGACCTGATGAACACCCACAACAAGTTGTTCAAAACGGTGGAGGATACCGCCGCTTTTGCAGAACTTACCAACAAAGCATTCAAGTCCGCAGGAGCAAATGAGTCAGAAATCAGCTCCTTGAACGGAGCGATCCAAAACGCATTTACAACAGGAAAGGTCAGTGCAGGAAGCTTTCAGACGATAATGAAGTCCTGCCCGAAGGTGATAACCTACCTTTCCAAAACGCTCGGCGTAACCGAGCAGCAAGTCAAGGCACTCGGAACCGCAGGTGCTATAACCGCAAATCAGCTATACACGGCATTCAACAGCAATTCCGCCGCCATAGAATCGGATTACGGTCAACTCGCATTCACCATAACGGATGCGATGAAGTACATCAAAAACGAATTCGGTCTTTGGTTGGTTCAGCTTAACGAAACGCACCAAATCACCCAGAAAGTAGCCAAGTTTATGACTCGTGCATTCGACGGGATTATGAACGTGGTGAAGAAAGCGACGGCTTGGGTTGAAAGGCTATCGTCGAAGGTGGGGGGCATAGGAAATCTCCTGAAGATTATCCTGATAACCATTGGAAGCATAGCAGGTGCTACTGCCGGTCTTAAAATAGTCGGCAATGTTATGATGGGTAATTCGGCACTCCAGAAACTCGCAGAAACGCTGGGAACGGTGGGAGCGGGTGCTGGAGGTGCTTTTGCTGGCTTCAAGGGGCTTGGAGCCGCAATCGGCAAAATAGCTCCAATGGTGGCAAAGGCGTGTCCTTGGGTGCTACTCATCATAGCAATTATTGCCGCCCTAATGGTTGCACTCGAAGACCTGATAGCATTCTTCAACGGAAACGATAGTATCGCAGGAGGATTTTTCGCCACAATTGGAAAGTCCGCCGAGGATATGAAAAACAAGATAGCGGGCATAGTTGAAAAACTCGGCTCCGTCTTCTCGGACGTTTTCTCGGTGGTGTCTCAGGTAATCGGTCTTGCTGCCACGGTAATCAGCGGTGCTCTCGTAGGTGCGTTGGAAATACTGGTCGAGGTTCTCGATCCTGTATGCTCGTTGCTTCAAATGATTATGGACAAAATAATGCCCGTAATCAATAAGTTGATGCAGTCCCTATTCAACATACTCGAAAAGCTGATGAATGGGGTATTGAAAATTATCGTATCCTTGCTGGATATAATCGTACCAATTCTCGACTTGCTCATAGCGGTTCTTGAACCTATACTCGATCTCGTCGTGATGATAGTCGATGCAGTGTTGCCGATCCTTGACATCCTGAACCCGATCATCGACATTGTAGTAAACCTCGTAAACCTCGCCCTGAAGCCTGTAATCTCCATAATTAAGTTGCTCTGCAACCTGCTCAACTCTGTGCTCGTTCCGGTGCTTAATATGGTGAATCAGTTGTTAGCCCCTGTGCTCGGCATAATCGAGAGCGTTTTGTCTATCCTGACACCGCTTTTGGATATGCTTTCGAGCCTCCTAAATCTGATTTTGTCCCCCATCATCGACGTTCTCACGGTCATAATCGACATTCTTTCGGGAACGCTCGGAGGCGTAATTTCGTTCATCACAACGCTGTTACAGCCATTGATTGATGCACTCTCTTGGATAATCGGATTGTTCGACAAATTGATAGGGGCAATAGTCGGTCCCCTTGAAGGAGCGGCAAGCAAGTTCAAGGATTTCACGTCCTCTGTGACCGGCAACTTGACAAAAGGCATCGGAGGTCTCGGTCAAAAGGTTACGGGGTGGATGAGCAACGTCACCTCGTCGTTCAAGAATGCCATTTCCAACTGGACTAAGAATTTCGCTCAGGGAGCGAAGGACATAGTAAGCGGTTTCGGAAAAGGCATCACCGATTTCTTCTCGAACATCGGCAGTTGGATTAAGAAGAACATCTTCGATCCTTTTGTCAACGGCTTCAAGAAGTTGTTCGGGATCCACAGTCCGTCAACTGTATTCGCAGAACTCGGCTCAATGCTTATGCAGGGACTTGGAGAGGGATTGAAAAACGCTCTCGGTTCTGTACTCAATATTCTTTCGGACATCGGTTCGAAGATACTCGACGGAGTTAAGAGTATTTGGGAAGGAGCCAAAAACATCGCCGGTAAAATCGGCGAAACGATTTCAGGTGCAGCATCGAAAATCGGCGAGTGGGCTGGCAACGCTTGGGATAGCGTGAAGAGCGGAGCACAAAACGCTTGGACCTCTATTTCGAGTGGCTTCCAGAGTATGACGAGCAAGGTTGGAGACGCCCTGAGCGGAGCGGCAAGCAAAGTCAAGGATTTTGCAAGCGGTGTAGCAGAAAAGGTATCGACCGGTATCGGCAATGCCGTATCGGGTATCAAAAATGCAGTAAGCGATACGGTGAACAAGGCAGTAACCGCTGTCAAGGATAGTGCAATCGGCAAGGCGGTATCGTCTGCGGTCAGCACAGCAAAGGAAGGCGTGAGCAAGGCGGTGGAAACCGCTAAGTCTGCCATCAGTAGCGTAGCATCGAACGTCGGTGCGAAGGTATCCGAGATAGCAAGCAACGTCAAGAGCACCGTCAGCTCTGTTGTGGACAAAGCAAAATCGACCGTCAGCAACGTAGTTAGCTCGGTCAAAAACAGTAGTGTTGGAAAGGCGGTAGGCGGAGCGGTAAGCAAAGCCAAGAGTGCCGTATCCAGCGGATTGAAGAAGCTCGGCAGTTTCTTCGGTCTTGCAAATGGTGGTTACATCGGGGCAAACAAGCCCACCCCCGTAGTTATCGGTGATAACAAGAACGAGGGCGAGATCGTATCTCCTATCAGCAAGATGAAGAACACGATGCTCGATGCTTTGAGCGTATTCGCAGGAGCAAGACAGCCCGCCCAAGCAGCACAAACCCTTAATCAAGATTCAAGCAATCGAACCATCACGCAGAACGTGAACATCACCAACCAGTTTAATGGAGGTCCTGCTCAGGCTCAAAAGGATGGAGCGAAAGCTATGAAGAAATCTTCCAGCGATGCAACGGCTGAAATGGCACGTGCATTGTCGTATGCGAGGTGATGAACGTGGCAAAAGTTTATACGCCTTCCAATCTCGGAGGAGTACAATTTGACGCAATCATCAGCAGAGATCGAGCCTACGAAGCAGAAGTTCCCACCTACCCCGTCGAAGACGGTTACAAAGTGAGTGACGCTGTTCTTCGAGGCCCGCTCTCTTTGAGCGTTACTGCGTTCATCTCGAACTCGCCGATTACTTGGAGGAGACAGTTAGGAAATTCTCAGAATAGGGTTAGCAGAGTGTGTAAGCAACTCGAAAAGCTCTACTTCTCAGGAGATCCTGTTACCTTTACATCGGGTAACAAAGTTTACCGAAATATGGCACTTGTCAGCTTGACGATTCCCGAAAACGCCGAGATGATGAATGCCGTTGAGGTTTCGTTTCAATTGCAACAGGTCGAGATAACAAAATCCAAGACCACCACGATTCCTGCTTCTTATGGAGCGAGCGGCACAACCGGCGAAAGTGGAGGTACGGCGAGCACGACAGAGGAGAAGAAAGAAGGCTTTCTCTCCAAAGCCTGCTCGCTTTTGTTCGGCTTGTTTAAGAAATAAGAGAGGAGGAAGGAACATTGACAATCATATCCCTACCCGATATGAACGACAGCTTTTCAAGGGTTGTCTTGCGGGGAAAGGAGTATCTGCTCCGCTTGACGTATAACTCAACGGGAGATTTTTGGACCTTTGGCATCTACACGTCAGAGGATACGCCGATCATCACCGAGATAAAGATCGTTCCGTCCTTTCCTCTCAATCGGTATTTCCATACGAGCGAAATGCCCGATGGGATCTTCGGAGTGCTTACGAACCTCGAACGTGTTGGGCGTGATGCGTTCAAGAACGGCGAGGCTCAGTTCGTATTCATTCCCTCTGAAGAATTGATCGAGGAGGCGAAAGAATATGTCGATTAAGTTCTTCGACCGACAGTACAGGTTAAAGGCTGGTGTAGCGGGCTCTGTTGGGTTCGAAATCGGGCAACCGTCATCGGACACCAACAAAGCTCTGCATATCAACTTTTCGCTCGAAAGGACAGACTCATCTACCCTGAATACCGCAAAGATCCAGATATGGAACCTGAACCAAGCACACCTTAACACGCTGGCAAGAACCAACTGCCAGATCGAGTTGAATGCAGGATACGGCGATAGCCGACCTTGCATTTTCAAAGGTACGGTAAGCAACGTGCAGACCGACCTTGATGGTGCGGACAGAATGACGGATATAGAGGCGATTGACGGTTTCGCAGAGACCAAAGACACCTTTGTTTCCATTTCCTATCGTGGAAAAACGGCTGTAAAGACGGTTATTGACGATGCGGCAAAGAAGATGGGGCTTCCTGTAAGATACTCGTCAAAGGCGAGGAGCGTTGCTCTACGCCGTTTCTTTTCCCGTGGTTACAGTTATGTTGGAGCCGCCAAAAACGCTCTCGATGCAGCTTGCAGACTTGCGAGCATCGCTTGGACGATACAGAATGGTACGTTGCAGGTAACGCAGAAGAACGAGCCGATCTCCACCATAGCACAGGTGCTCGACAAAACGTCAGGGCTTATCGGCATCCCGAAGAAGATATACAACAGTGCGGTTGCGGCTGGTGAAGACACCGGAAGCACGTTGCAGGATAGCCTTTTTGGTTATGAGGTTGTGTTCTTTTTGAACGGAGCCATTAACGTCAACGACCTTGTGAAGCTCCAATCGGAAGTAGTTACGGGTATATTCCGTGTCTATAAGTTGACAATCCAAGGTGACAACCTTGAAGGAGATTGGCAATGTACGGCACAGCTTGTGGAGGTAGGAAGCGTATGATGCAAGATCTCGTAAAGGCGATTACGGATACCGTAACGTCTATGCTTAACGAAGTCCACACAGCATTACCGGCAGAGATTGTGGAATTCGATCCCAAAGATTGTACCGCAACGGTTCTGCCGTTGGCAAAAATGGTGCTCACAAACGGAAAGGTCATCGACTATCCGCAAATCACAGATGTTCCCGTTATGTTCCAGCAAGGAGCAGGGCGGGATGTTTCTGTCGTTTTCCCCGTAAAGAAAGGCGACGGATGCCTGCTCATCGTGAGCGAGCAAACGCTTGATATGTGGAGAGGAGAGGGAGAGCAGTTTTCGGAAATGAAATACGCCCTCTCGAACGCCGTAGCTCTTCCGGGACTATTCAGCAAGCCACCGAAGGAAATCAAGGACGCAATCGAGGATGATTGCATCATTGTAACCAACAAGAACTTGAAAATGGTTATCTCGGAAAAGCACATTGGCATCGACGGTGACGTGAAGATTCGAGGCGACGTCAAGGTGTCTGGATCTGTGAGCGAGCACCAGTTGCTACTCAATCCATTTAACAGTTGACCGAAAGGAGGATAGGCGATGAAAGATATTTTGCTCGACGACAAAGGCGACCTGAAGCTCTCGGAAACGGGAGATATTCAGTTCACCGACAGCGTGAAGCAAGCAATCGCAATCCGACTGCGGTGGTTTCAAAACGAATGGAAGCTCGGACCTGAACTTGGCATCCCGTATTACGAGGAAGCCTTTGTGAAGAATCCGAGTTTGGTTCTGCTCGAAGACCTGATGCGAGATGCGATACTCGACGTGGAGGAAGTCACGGACGTAGAGAATTTGGTTCTCACCCTTGACCGATACCTGAGAAAGTTAAGCGTTTCGTACAAGGTTCACGCAGGACAAAGTTCAATAGAAGGGAGGTTGACACTCGATGTATAACCAAAGAGGTGTAACACCGAACGGTTTTGTGAAGAAAAGGCTTGATGAGATCTTAGCCGAGCTTCAGCAAGACCTTACCGAAGAATTCGGATTCGATGTAGCACTCAATCCTCAATCCTTCTTGAATGTTCTTACCACGAATTTCGCTGATAGACTCGCACAGCTCTGGGAGGTGGCGGAGCAAACGTACTTCGCACACTATCCTTCCACCGCAGAAGGAGTAAACCTCGACTTCGCCGCACAGTTCGGCGGCTTAACGAGAGAAAGAGATCAGCAAACAGCCTACACGGTTCTTTGCACAGGCAAAGATGGGACGCTCATCGGTGACGGTACACGTATCGCATCGAACACGACACCCCAGATTTTCTTCAAAGCAATGCAGGACTTCGAATTGACAAGAGAAGCCTTCAACAAAGCATCTGTTTCCGTGGTTTCGGCATCAGATGACACAGTATATACCGTAACGATAAACGGCGATGCCTGTGTTTATCGCTCTGGCGTAAGTGCCACAGCATCCGAAATCTTGCTCGGACTCCAAGAACAGATAACCGCTACGGTTGGAGACGATTTCGAGGCAGTTGCAGAGGATTCTGTATTGAAGATCACGTGCAAGAGCGATAGAAAGACAAACCATCTTTCGCTTTCGGAAAACCTGACAACCGAGACCGTTTCCTGCCTGTTTACATTCCACAGTGAGGAGTTCGGAAAAATCGTCCTTCCGGCAGGCTCCATTACCGAGATCGTTACAACGATTGTCGGCTTCGAGTCTTGCTCGAACCTTTCTTCCCCCACATACGGACGACTTCGGGAAACCGACATCGAATTCCGCCAGTCTTACTTGCAGAAAATCGCCTCCCGCTCGACTATGATGCTGGAGAGCGTTGTTGCAGGTATCCTTGAAAACGTGGAAAACGTAAGCAGTGCTTCGGGATACGAAAACGATTCGTCAGAAACGGATGCGGAAGGCAGACCGCCCCACTCGATAGAAATTGTCGTTGATGGCGGTTCGGACGTCGATATTGCCGCACAGATCCTGAAGAATAAGGCTGCGGGCATCGCAACCTACGGAAGCGTAGAAGTAGATGTTCCCGATTTGTTTGGTGGCGTTGTGGTGGTTCGCTTCAACAGACCTCAGCCTGTCTATGTATGGTTGAAGGTAAATGTAACGAAGAACCCGTCACAGCCTATGCCCCCGAACTACACAGACCTCATCAAGCAGGCTATCGTGGAGAAATCCACAGACCTGAAGGCTGGAAGTGCTGTTCTCACGCAGGATTTCTACGAAGGTATCAAGGCAAAGTGTTCGGGTATTGCCTATATAGACATATCCGCATTCAGCACAACCGAAAGCGATTCCGTTCCGACCGAGGGCGACTATACCGAGAGGAACGTGTTCGTTACATCTCGGCAGAAAGCCGTTATAGACACGGACAGAATCGAGGTGACGCTGATTGAGCATTGAAACTCTCGTCAAGGAATTTCCCTTGATAAATGATTTTCCTGAGCAGTTTAAGGAAAAGAAACTGATCCTCGGTCTTACGAGAGCATTCGACAAGCAGTTGGGTGAGTTGCTTGGAGTTTTTCAACAGCTCCAGACAGACCTTTCGCTCGACCACGCTGAGGGAAAGCAGCTCGACCTTATAGGCGACATCGTAGGACTTACGAGGGCTGAGGCGGGCTTGTTGTGCGGTGACGAGATCTTCTTCCCGATCTTGGAGGATAGACGTTACCGCCAATATCTCAAATACAAGGCGTATAAGAATTCGAACAACTGCACCTATTACGACCTGATCCAGCAGTTGCAGACGGTGTGGGGTGTTGATGAGATCCAATACGAAGAGGATGAGCTTTACCCCGCAACGATTATCGTAACCGCATCACTGTTGACACCTGAAGGCGGACCTGCGGACATCTCGTATGTCCCGTCGGTTCACCCTGCCGGTGTCGGCTTTTTGTATCGCTACCGACTGAAATATGTCATTCAGGTAGGAAAGCTCCTCACGCTATACGGCTATGAACAGCCTATGTGTGGGGCGGTTGTTTGCGGCGTTTATCCGACCGTTGCAACTCTCGGTTCCAGCCACGAAAACGGCGTTATTGTTTCTGACGCTCATAGCGAGCATACCCACGAATACGACCTCGCCGGAACATACCCCGAAACCGCCACGATTGGAATGACGAACGAGAAAGCAGTTGAGGCATCGTCCGAAATTGCACTCGACGAAAACCAGTATGGATTTATGGGAGATGACACGGTGATGGGAGTTACGCCTGAAATCGCTTCGCTTGGCGTTTCTGCTTCCGCAGAGGTTGATGCTTCGGCAGATACCGAGCTGAACGCAAACGACTACGAGGCAACGGGTACGATTCCCGATAAGGCATCGGTAGGAACATCTTATGCAAATGAAATTGAGGCATCGTCCGAAATCGAACTCGAAGGAAGTGAGTACGATGCGGTTGGTTCTGGCGTTATCGCAGGAACCGCTCCGTCCAAAGCATCTTCGGGAACGCAATCCAGTTCCAGCATAACGTCTGCCGAAACCACGACGGTCATCAAGACCGACTACACGGTTTCTGGTAAGATCAAGTGTGGTAAATATTTTTAGGAGGTAAACGATTGTGGGATTTTTCGCAAATGATTTTCTCGCAAAACGCAGAAAGCAGTGGATGGATTCCATTGTAAAGTTTCAGTATCAGGTATCCGGCACTTGGTACGATGCTGTAATCAACAAGCGTGAGGTGAGCGGCACAAAGGTTATGTTTACGGTTCACATACCGAACGTACCTGCGAGCGGTCACACCATCAGGGGCTTGCGGATTATCGACATTGAGGGGACCGTGGCTGGTTCCCAAGAGATCTCGCTGGAAAGAACGGCTACGCAGGGCGTTCTTGCCACTTTTGAATTTCCGATACAGGAGGTATAAAGCGATATGTACAACAGAACCTTTTGGCTGGACCACGTTACCGACGGTAGTGGCAATGTGATTCAGCAAGGCACGAACTTGTCGCAGGATAACTTCAACAAAATCGAGTTGGGCGTATTCGAGGCTGGTATCGAGCAGGACATCAATGCCATTATGAACAGGCTCAATGCGAGAGAAGCGGCTCACGCAGAGCCCGTGATTATCACAGGTATTGAATTGACCGCTGATTCGCTTACCGATCTTATCCCGATTCCCGCTGCCAAGACCAGAAACGCCACAGACTATGTGGTTCAAGCTATGATTACGAGCGGAGCTCCCGGCAACATCGTAATCAGCTCGAAGCAGGCGAACGGCTTCAAAGCTACGGCTGACGGTTCGGGAACGGTTACGTTCATCGTTATGGGAGGTATTCTGTAATGGCAAACGTAATCATCAAATCTGACGAGCAGAGACGCTACGAAGAGAGGGTTCTCCGTGACTTCCACAAGGTAAGAACACAGGGGAGCCAACCCACCAAAGAGCAGAGAGAGGCGGCAGAGGTTATCGCTCGCAGATCCGCTGAGTATTCTGCTCAGAACGCCAACAAAAGATAAAGGAGGAATACGGCTATGATTATCAAAGAAGTGAATGAGGGCGTAAAGGTCGCATACGCAGAGGAAGGCACTCGCCTATATTTTGGGGACGATGAGCTTATGCTCAACCTCAAAAAGTACGAGAGAGACGAGGAGGTAACAATCGACATCTGCACTGATGACGATATGATCCTTATCGCCGGTCTTTCCAAGTATTTCGTTGCGAACATCATCATTCCCGCAAGAGCCTATGAGGACGAAGAGAAGACCACTCCCGTCCCCTTCAATATGGATAGAGTAACCCTCTGTCTGTGGGCTCTGCCTACCATCGAGCCTGATGGCGTACCTGTAACGGAGGAGGTATAATTCTATGACAGATCTTGAAGTTGCCGTTCAGCTCTTGGGCGGCGAAACCAACAAAGTCATCTACGACGATGTGGGTATGCCCTCCATTATGGTTCGTTTTGACAAAGGCAATATCGCCGATGTTATCACGGGCGGTTCGGAGAACACGCACCCCGCATTCTCGGTAGATAATGCAGAAAAAGCCGCATTCTGGTATTCCAAATATCAGAACGTGGCAATCAGATGTGCGGATGGCTTGTACAGAGCTTATTCGCTACCCTTGCAGGATCCTAAAACGGGCATCAACTTCGATGTTGCAAGAGGATACTGCGAGAACAAGGGCAACGGTTGGCACATTGCAACCAACGCTGAATGGGCTTGGATTGCCCTTCAGTGCAGAAAGAACGGCTTTATGCCGAGAGGTAACAATAACTACGGCAAGGATCATTCGAGACCTGACGAGAAAGGTATCGTTACCTACACCTACATTGACAATGGGACGCTCTACAACGGAAGAGTTGCTACGGGCTCCGGTCCTAAGTCTTGGGCTCATAACAACGATGCAAGCGGTGTGTGGGATTTGAACGGCAATGTTTACGAGTGGATGGGCGGTTACAGAACCGTAGCTGGAGAAATCCAGATTATCCCTTACAACAACGCCGCAAACAAGCTCAATCCGCAGACGGTTGACAGCACTCTCTGGAAGGCGATTATGCCTGACGGTTCTCTCGTAGATCCCGGCACGGCAGGAACCTTGAAGTGGGATTATGCAAACAGCAAAATCACGCTTGCAACCGAGTTCACATTGCAGGAAGACGCCTACAAGTCAACAAGCTTTAATGCTCTTGCACTTGCGGACGGAGTTACCTGCCCTGAGATTATGAAGGCTCTCGCTCTGTTCCCCGCAGATAGCGGAAATCACGGAGGCGACTACTTCTATATGAACAACGGTGCCGCAGAGCGGTTCGCCTCTCGTGGCGGTAGCTGGAGCGGCGGTTCCTACGGCGGTGTCTTCAACTTGCTTGGCAGCAATGCCCGTTCCCATACGCATCACAACTTCGGCTTCCGCACCGCTTTTGTAGAACTGTAAACTGTTCGCTGTTAAACTGATGGGGTGGGCGGTAGCCCGCCCTATCTTTTAAGGCTATGGAGATGCTATGGAAAACGAAGAAATCCAAATGAATAGCCCCAACCGTCGAGACGACCAAAAGGCGTTTATCCTCAAAGAGCGGATTGCCGATATGTATAGATACGGCAAGAAGATTGTGGATAGATTTCCCGGTCGAGACAAGGAATTGGCAAGCGAAATAAGGCAGTCGATGCTGACGATGTTCCGACTTGTCGTCAAAATCGAGAAGAAATATTACAAGAAGTCCACATTGCAGGAGTTGGATGAGGAACTGGAGGTTTTGCGGCATCTCGTAAGAATTGCCGCAGACAAAGATTATTATGATCAGGAGGTTCCAAAGAAAGATAAGAACGGCAACAAGGTATATGACGAGCAAGGAAAGCTCATCACTGTATCTGTTTCTCCGCCTCTTTCCCTGCATAAGAAATACGTGTGGAACAGTCAATATTTAGATGAGATCGGCAGATTGATCGGAGGTTATTTGAACCACCTGAACAAGTAAGCCGTTTTCATAGGGACGAGTCTATTTTATATTAGCGGTTCGCCTATCGTGGCGGTAACTGGAACAACAGTTCCAACAACGGTGTCTTCAACTTGAATGGCAACAATGCCCGTTCCAATACGAATCACAACATCGGCTTCCGCTCCGCTCTGCGTCTGGCATACCTACGATACGAATGGCTCTCTACGGAGACCGAAAAGTGTCAGGCCCAAAGGGACTCGCCGCCGTTCCGCAAGGAGAAAGAGTAAATTGCCGAGAAGACGGAGACGCCCCGCTCGGCTCATTCTTTTTTTAAGGTTTATGGAAAACGAATACCAAATAGAACAGTACGTCGAGGGTATGTCTGTCCTCACCGATGTATATGACAAGATGTGTTCCTACGAAGACCTCGAAATCTCGTATCGAGAGGCTCGTAAAGGTAAACGATACAGACCTGAAATCCTCAAATTTTCAGATAAGCTGGAAACGGGGCTGGATCTGCTTCTGTTTGAATTAAACGAGCAGGTCTATGAGATGGGTAGATACAGAATGTTCTACGTTCACGAACCGAAGCTACGGCTCGTGATGTCGATTCCGTTTCGTGACCGTATCGTTCAATGGAGCATATATCGGTATCTTTTTCCGTTCTATGACAAACAGTTCATCGAAGACTCGTATGCTTGCAGAAAAGACAAAGGCTCACACGCCGCTGCCGACAAGTTGCAGTATTGGCTTCGTCAAGCTCACCGAAAGGAACTCGAAAACCCCGACAAGAAATGCTATTATCTGAAGCTCGACATCAGTAAGTATTTCTATCGTGTCAATCACGAGATCCTGCTTGACATTCTGCGTGTACGTATTCACGATGAGAAGATGATGACGCTACTGGAAAGGATTATCAACAATCCTAACCAGAAGTTCGGTCTTCCCGCTGGCTTCAGCCCGGAAGATTGTCCGTATGAAGATTGGCTCGATGATACGGGTATGCCTATCGGCAACCTCACATCGCAAATGTTTGCGAACATCTATCTCGACCAGCTCGACCAGTTCTGTAAGCACACCCTCGGAATCAGCCACTACATACGGTATATGGACGACGTTATCATTCTATCGGAAAGCAAGGAGGAACTGCACCGATGGAAAGATTGCATCGAACGATTCCTTAATGAATGTCTCGCTCTCAGCTTGAATAACAAGACAGCTATTCGACCGATAACTCTCGGTATCGACTTTGTAGGCTACAAGATATGGGCTACCCATAGAAAGTTAAAGAAGTCAACCGCACGGAAGATCATCCGTAAAGTCAAGGTGATATGCTATCAGTTATCCATAGGCGAGATGACAAAGGATGAATTCAAGAGGAGAGCCGCTTCGTATCACGGCATCCTCATTCACTGTAACAGCCACGGGCTCTGCACCGAGCTGAACAGGATCTACTGCTCCTACGTGAAAACGCTGGAGCAAAACGGCATTGGACTATCCCAAGTAGTTGTGCCTGAACCAAAAGAAACCAAAACGGAGGTACAGACAGTTGAATGCCATCGAAACAATCGACCGCCTTTGCGAAGTTGTGAAGATGCAAGCCGAGATCATCAACAGGCAGGCATTGTTCATAGCGGAGATGAGTGCGGTGGATGAAGAAACCAAAAAAGAATTTGATGACGACCGCCGAAAAGCCGAAGATGAGCTGAAGCTATTGGGACAAGGTTCTCCTTTCGTCAGCTTGAACGCATAGTCGGAAAGGAGGTATCTTTGGAAGCAGTCGAAATCATAATCACCATCGGTGGAGTAGCAACTGCTATTGCGGCAATTTGGGGACTTGTATATGGTCTTACCAAGTGGGTGCATAAGCAGAACTCGCAATCCACCGATATTGAAAAGCTCGAAAAAAAGCACGATACAGATACTCAAAGACTTCTCGATCAAGAGAAAAAAGACATCGACCTTCTCCGCTCGGAAGAGAGCGAGAGAATACAGAGGGTTGAGGACGAACTCTGTGTTATATCCTACGCAGTTCTCGCTGTCCTTGACGGTTTGAAACAGCAAGGTTGTAACGGTGAGGTTACAAAAGCACACACCGCCCTTGAAAAGTATCTGAATCAGAAGGCACACGGGCAGAAGTAATATGCTATGCCTATGTGCGAACAAAGAACAGAAATCGCACTTTCAACCCTGAAAGTAGCATTTTTGTTGAGAAAGATTGTCAGTGTACTGATAATCTTTGACAAAATAATTGCAAAAACGAGAGAAACGGAGGAAACCCCAATGAATGACTTTCTCGAAATCCTTTTGTCGAACCTGTTGGAACTCGTACTCGCCGCAATCGCAGGTGTTGTATCCGTATTCGTAGTTCCGTGGATCAAGAAGACGGTTATCCCGTGGCTTCAGGAGAAACGGCTCTATACGGTGGTACAGCACTTTGTCGAAGCTGCCGAAAAGTATTCGGAAAACCACCAGATCGACAAGAAACAGTACGTTGTGAATCTGCTCCACGAAAAAGGCATTGTCGTTACAACCGAAACCGAAGCCTACATCGAGAGTGCTGTAAAGCAACTCGATAATTCGGTACAGCAGGTAATCGACGTTATCACAGATAGCCCTGAATCACTTACTGCCGACAACAAACCGACAGGACAGTAGCAGGCTCTCCTACGGGAGAAAATAAATAAGGCGTTATCG